TGCAGGCGAAGTGGAGGCAAGCGCCAACACTGACACTGCAGGCCTCTTTGCAGTCAGCCTTGAGGCAAAGGGCGCAACCACCGCCAACAAGGTTGCCATCCACATCCCCAAGCGCTTCTGAGTCCCCCCCCCCAGGCAGTCAGCAGGCTTCTGTCCTCTCTTCGCCTCTGCTGCCTTGCCCCAGCCCTGTCCTGCTCATGGGGCTGGGGCATCTTTCCATGAGGTGAACCGTGAACCTGGGTGAGCTGCTCGACTTCTGCGGAAACCTCCTCGACTATGACCCATCCAACAGCACGTATCGGGAGCAGCTCGTTAGCCTGCTCAATGATGCGCAAACCCGCTGTCTGACAGACAGGCCTTGGGCGTTCTGTTCACGTGACAGAAAGCTGCAGGCATGGACAGACAGCACCCTACAGCTGACGTTCACCAATGGGCAGGCACAGGTCACAGGGGCAGGCTTCCCCTTGAGCGCTGACCCTGTCACCCCAGGCAGCAACCTGGCCGGGGCAGTGCTGACCTTCACAGACAGCGCAGGGGTAGCCCACACGCATTACGTTGCATGGGTGGAGCTGACTACCCGTCTGTATGTGGACCGGGCATACACGGGCGTCTCAGGCGCCTACACAGCCACAGTGCAGCGCAGGGAAGTGTACCTACCCAGTGACTGCATGACAGTGCAGAACGTGTCAGACCCTCATGTGGGGATTCCTGCCAAGGCTTTGTTTCTCTCGAAGTGGGAACGGGAGGATGCGAACCTTGACCCCTCCCTGCTTGGCACCATTGAGGCATACCTGCCCAGTGAGGGCAAACGGGTTGCAGCTCCCGTAGTCCCTCGAGGAGTGGCCACAGTCGCAGCTGTGGGGCAGGGCGCCCGCACAATCAATCTGTACATGGTCAATGTGGAGGGGCCTGCTGCGCAGAACTTCCCCACCTATGACCCTCAGCACAGCAGCGGCTTTGAGTCTGCACTGAGCAAGGTGGCCACCTACACCCTGACAGACACACAGACCTTGCAGCTGACCCCTGAGACGATTGGCAATGAAACGGGGCTCTATCGTCGGTACTACTTCACCTGCCCTGAGGCCAACATCCTTGCCCCAGTGCGCATCAGGCATGCAGACACAGAAGACCCACTGCCTGTGGGTGTGGACACTGTGGCGCCTACTGGGGGCATCACACTCAAGCCTGACCTCAGCCTCACCAAGCTGGATAGTCAGGCCTTCCATGCTCGAGCCATTCGCTACCGCTTCAACCAGGCTGCTGTCTATCAGTCCATTGAGCTGTACCCACACGTAGCAGCAGACCAAGACGTCAATGTGCGCATGGTGATTGCACCCACAAGGATGCAGGAAGACCAAGACGCGCCTCTGGTGCCTGCTGCCTATGCGCAGATTGTGGCCTATGCGGCATTGGAGTCCCTTGCCCTCAAGGTGGACAATGCAGCGCTCTCACAGGTCTACATGCGCAAGAAGGACTTGTTGTACAAGGCAATGGAGCAGCGCTACCTCAAAGAGGTACCCCGCCGAATCATCAAGGGGCTGCCCACTGCAGGGTATCGCTTCACCCGCAACCCGTTTGGCCCCCTGTCCTTCACATGAATCAGTCACAGTATCAGACCCCCATCGCAGGCGGTGTAGCTACTCGACTGCCTCAAAACCCACAGGATGCAGGCGCGCTTGAGAACTGGCGTATTGACCGAGTGTCAGGAGGTTGGTGCAGCCGTGTGGGCTATGAGCCCTACAGAGTGGGCCACTCGAGCTGGGAACCGTTCAGCACCACTGGACCGGTATACGGGCTGCATGTGGCGCAGCAGCTGGGGGGTGGCGCAAGGCAAGCAGTGCTCTTTGAGTCAGACGGGAAGCTGCAATACTACTATGATGCAGTGGGCAGCACCCCAGCGCTAAGAACCCTGGCAAGTGGTCGACACATTCCCACACCCACTGAGGCAGGGCCATGGTTCACCGACACACCACACGGCACCATTGTCACCAATGGGGTGGATAGGCCTGTCATTGTCAACCCATGGCCCCTGGGTGACTTTGCGGAGAGTGCCACAGCCATCACCCGCTGCATCAGGCCCTTTGGCTTTGCCACCCTGCCTGGTGCGCCTGAAGCGCTCAAGGTCAACCCAATGCCTGCCCCAGTCGCAGGCGACTACAACCCTACAGTGCAGAACGCTGTGACCTTGTGGGCTATGGCTAACCCTCGAGCAATCGCAGATGGGGGCAGGTGGGGCCTGGGGCTCAGTGGTAATACAGGAGCGAGCGCAGCAGATGGGGACAGCAAAAGTGTTTTCTCATATGCTGTCAGCTTCATCTCAAGCACGGGCAGTGAAGGGCCTGTCAGTGAGCTGGGCACGATTGCATGGGGGCTGCCCATCAATGCGCAAGGCGCGCGCCACTGTGTAGCCGTCAGACTGCCCATTGGCCCAGAGGGGACGGTTGCCCGCAAGCTGTACCGCACCAAGAACTACAGTGATGATGGGCTGCAGCCAGGTGAAACCACCCTGTATGAACTCGAGGTCATCCGAAACAATGCAGAAGACCTGTATTTTGATGCGATTCGGACAGCAGACCTGCGCCTACCTCGAGAGGAAATCGCCACAGGTCCACTGCCTGCCCCTCGAGCAAGGTTCAGCGCCCTCTTTGCGGGTAGCCTGTGGCTGGATGGGGGCACAGCAGACGGCTTGAGCCTGTATTACTCAGCGCCTGGCCTCATAGAGCAGTTTGGGGCAGCAAACTACATTCAGCTTGCTGCAGAGGGTGGTGCAGTCACAGGGCTCTTTGGCGCCTACACTCGCTTGGTCGTCTTCAGGGAGCGTGGGATTGATGTGGTCGGTGGCAGCTACACCACAGGCTTTGAGGTCACCACAATCAGCAACTCAGTGACCTGTGTAAGCCCTCACACCATTCAGGCAGTGCCAGGGCTGGGGCTGGTCTTCCTCGCAAAGGATGGAATCTATGCGCTGACAGGAGGCCTGGAGGGTGGTGCCATTGCAGACGTGCTGAACCTGACAATGGGGCAGGATGAACTCATCCAGCGCATGACCCCAGACTGCCTGCCCAAGGCTGTGGGCATCTTTTCTGCAGCAGCTCGAGAATATCAAGTTTGGTACCCAGCGCAGGGCAATGACCGGCCCAACAGAGGTATTGTTCTGCACCTCGATAGGCTGGGGCTGATTGACGCCCAAGGCCTGTCTGCTTGGAGTGAGCGCAGTGGATTCCCTGTGGGAGCCATCGCAACCAGGGCAGATGGCACCATCATCTTTGGACACCACACAGGCGCAGAAGCAGGGGGCACAGACTCGCAGAGGGGTCTGTTTGTTCAATCGGGCAAGCGTGCACAGGGCAGCGTCATCATTGATGATGTGATGACGTTCAACGCACCACCCACAAGCACATACCGCTCAGCGTGGTGGGCAGCAGGTGACCCTCAGCTCCAGAAGCAGATTACCTACGTGACTGTGTGGGTGATGACCACAGGTGATGCAAGCATCACGATGCGCCACTACAAAGACTTCAGCCTCACCCCTGTGCTTGAGCGCACCTACCTTGCACAGCCCCCTGACGCTGCAGCGCTGCCCACAATGGACAAGACGCTGCTGGGGTCGACCGAGTACCGCACAGAGCGCCTGGTGCCCCTGCGCTACAGTGTGGCCCACATGAGTGCTGCTTGGTTCTGCTTTGAGATTGAGACCACTGCAGACATCATCATTGTGGGCCATGAGTATGAGTTCACGACTAAGGGCACCAAGGTGGTCATGGGAAGGCGCGCGTGAAACAGTGGACACAGAGAGAGGCCACACAGGGCGCTACCGCTTCCCCTGATGCAGTGAATGACGAGCTGCGAGCGCAGCAGAGCAGCATCACCACCCTTGACCGCGACCAGCTGCCTGACGACTACGTCAACAATACGCGCCTGGTGCTTGGGGCGCTGCATCACAGCTACACTGCCAGCAGCTACCCAGCAGCAGACGGGCAGCAGAACACAGTCATTCTGTCAGACAGCCTGGCTGCAAACGCTTGGTACTGTGCCAGCCATACCAGCTACCCAGGGGGCTGGGTGAACGTCGACACAGGCACAGGCATCCAGCTCACAGACTGGAAAGGCGGCCACCTGCACTTTGAGTGGGCAGGCAATGCGTTCATCAATGGCTGCTTTGCCAGAGGCGCAAACATCGGCTTCCCCAAGACCCCAAAGTACCTGAATCTGCGCATCACAGCCAATGGGGTGACCATCGCAGAAAAGCGCGGGCCTGGGTATCATGAGGCCTTCAGGGTCATTGCAAGCACACTTGTGGCACAGGGGCCGCTGACAATCCGCTTGCAGTGGCGCATCACAGAGCCCAGTGAAGATGAGCCTGTGTTTACCTCAGGTGGCGATGTGGTGCCCCAAGCTCACCTGTGGGGCATGCGCTATCTGGCAATAGGAAGGTGGCGATGAGTCGCATCACAGACGGACCGGTCAAGGATGGGGATGCGCTCAATGCGGCCAGCCTCAATGACCGCTTTGCCTCCTACACTCAGACAGACCTCAATGCCTTTAACCACAGGGATGCAGCGCATGACCTGCCCCAGTTCGACACAGGCTGGTTGCTCACCCATGCGCAGACAGTGCAGATAGGCAAGCCAGACTGGAAGCACAGCGCATACGTCACAGTGAACGGACAGACCGTGCTGCCTGCGCTGCCTCATCCTGTCGAGGATGGAGCAGGGACGCCCACTGTCATGAGCTTTGGGGCAGGCCTCACAATCTCCCCAGGTGAGGTCTTCCGCGCCTATTGGAACTTGTCAGTATTCGCAAACCCTGGCAGCAACTGGAACACAGCAGGCAGCCTGGGGTTCATGAACTTTGACAACGGGTCTGGGGGCACTCGAGCTGCAAGCACCTGGGGCGCAGTGTGGGTGACGTTCCTGCAGTGGGATGTGACAGACTCGACTTTGACGAACTGGGTAGAGGTGCCAGGACAGTCAGACTTCAACACAGCCATTGGGGCAAAGTTTGGCAGCGCCATGGGCAACACTGAGGCCACTGCTGTGGTGCCTGCAGACCTGCGCTTTGCAGACATCCCTGATGGGGGCACACTTCCGCGAAGCAGTGAGCAAGGCGCAGCCAGATGGAGGGGTGTGAGTGGCGCTTGGTATTCTGCGCCTGGTGCTACTCGCACGGTCTATGGCTTGCGTGTGGTCATCAAGGGCATCATGCACCCCTGGAATAGTGGAGGGGTGAACTATCTGGTGCATGACCCCACCTACAGCACAGATGCGTTCCTGCGGTACAATGCGGGCAGCCTGTCAGTTCTCAAGCACAGGGTGCAGTGATGTCATACACCCCACCCAACACCTTTGCAGATGGCACAATCCTCCAAAGCAGTGAGCTGGAGGCGAACTATCAAGAACTGCGAAAATATTTACACAGTTCGATTGTGGCAGGGGATGTGGAGGCTTCGCAGTGGATTGATACGCGCCACATCCAGCCCCCTGCCTATGAGGCCTACAGCGCTGTGCAGCATGGGGTGAGCGGTCACCAAGGAGGCAGCAACAGCGGGCAGACGCGCCTGACGTTTGCCACCAAGTACCTGAGCGGACAAGGCAGAACGGGCAGCACCTCCTTTCATGCCATCCCGGGCACTGCCATCACCTTGGACCTACGCAGGGCCTGCACTGTGGCCTTCCACTTTTGGTATGAGCTGGAGTGCGGCCCAGACACCAGCACAGGCGCAGGGCAGGTGACCAGCACAGAACGGCAGGTGTGGATTGCACCCTATGTGGGTGATGTGTCCACAGCCTACAGCAGCTATCGAGAGCAGTCGCAAGAAGGCTGCAACCACCAGACAGGATGGGCAAGCAGCACAGGCTTCGGCGCAGAAATCCCATACCCCCTGGGTGGTGCCTATCAGTCCAGAGATGGCACCCTCATCTACAG